CGGGCGCGTAGCTCAGTGGGAGAGCGCTCGCTTCACACGCGAGAGGTCCGGAGTTCGACTCTCCGCGCGCCCATTGGAAACGAACGTCTTTACGAGCGCTCATTGTCAGGCCGCTCCGAACTTTCTCCGAACATCCAAACCACGCGCTTCCTGAATTGCTTGGGCCATCGGGACCGCAGGCATTCCGCGCATTCCCTCGATCTCGTGGCCATAGGTGTCGAACAAGACTCGTAAGCCGTGGCCCATGTGCTCGGCTACGTCTGCCGGTGGAATCTGCGCCCTGAGCATTAGTGACGCGCAGGTATGGCGAAGGTCGTAGGGGCGGAAGCCCTCAAGCCCCGCCGCCTCTTCAGCGGGACGAAACCACCGGGCTCGCCAGTTGTCTCGGTCCGTCTTACGCCAGGGCACCCCATCCGAACGCGGGAAGATCAGGCCCTCGGGACTTCCCTGGGCAAGCCGCCATTGGGCGAGGTCTGCAAGAACAGGATCGGGGATCTCGGGATAGCGAGCTTTCTCGGTCTTGCTCATCTCGGCCTCGATGAAGAACCGCCGGCCATTGAGCGAGTCCCACCGCAGTTGCAGGGTTTCGTCGGGCCTGATGCCCACGTAGGCCGAGACTGAGATCAGGGTCGCGTAGCCCAGCCGTTTCTTGCTCAGGAAGTAGTCCCGCATCGCCTCGACCTGAGCGGGTGAGGCGGTCTTTCCCTTGCGGGTCCGGTGGGGGCGACGTTTGAGGTCTGCCGCGTGGTTGGTCTCCACGTATCGAAGCTGCTTGGCATAGGCGAGGAGCTGGCCCAGGTACTCCATCGCCCGATTCATCATGTAGGCGGACGCAGGGCACTCGGCCTGCCACTCGTCAAGGCGCTCGGGGGAGATTTCAGCGACTCGCAGGTGGCCGAGATAGGGCGAGATGTGCTTGTCGAAGACGCTGCCGTTGAACAGGAGCGTATTCGTGGCGATCCCGTCCGCCGCTCGCTTCTCGGTCAGCCGACCCGCGAGAGCCTCGAGCGTTGGCGTGTCGCGGGGCCTGATGATCTGCTCGCCGCGCTGGCGCTTCTCCTTCTGTCTGATGTCGAAGCTGCCCGCATCGCTCTTGCGGTCGAAGGTCTTGCTCCGGTTGCGCGTTCCCTCCCGGTAGCGCACTTCCCACTTGCCTGTCCTCGTTGGATGGACGCTCACGCCGCTCTCCTCCTTGCATCTAGCTCGATTACTTTCGAGCGCAAGCTACCGCGAGATCGGGGAGGCGTTCGGGGAGCCATCGGGTCGCGGGAGATCGGATCGCGCTTTCTGGGTGCATGAGAGCGGACCCAGGCGTGGAGCTCGGATTCGTAGCAGCGCCAACGTCCCTCGAGCTTGCGGAAGGGACCACCGCCTTCACGGGCTACCCGGTATAGCTGGCGCTCGGAGAGCTTCACGATGCCGGCTGCCTCCTCGATTGAGAGAATCGGGTCGCTCACCGCCCCTCTCCTTGATCCGACTTTGTAGGGTGGTTTGTGGGGGCATCCTCGCCGTAGAAATGAGTGCCCGGGCCGTAGTAGGGCGGAGCGCCGACATTGACGACGCCTGACTCATCGATGTACTCGCGGGTTACCGGATCGACAGCCTCGTCGTCGGCGCAGGAGCAGAGGTGCGGTCCGTCGTGGCCCCGCTCCAGCTTGCAGCCGTGGGTGCCCCAGTAGACGCGGCAGAACTCAGCCATCGTGTCCACCTAAAAGGGCGAGGAGGCGGTCGGCAGCGTAGTAGTGGGCGATTGTGCTGTGCGGGTCGTCCGCCTCGAAGGCTCGCTTCTTCGCCGCGTCAATCTCCCGCTCCAACCCTCGCCGTAGAGCAGAGAGGTCGGCTTGGAGGCGGTCTCGTTCGGCTGCTTTCCGTTGTAGGCAGGTGCAGCCGAAGTGAGTTGAGCAAGAGCGGTCGCCCTCGAAGTCGCCGCTCATCGCGCCCACGGCTTCTCGGGATCGTCTATCTCGGCGGCCTGGCTAGCGCTGACCATCTGCCAGCCCTCGCAAATCTCGTCACCGCAATCGCAGGGGCGGACCATCCGACCAAGCTGGCGCAACCTCTCAACCGTGACACCGGCCCGCTCCGCATATTCGCGCTCAAACTGCTCGGCTGAAATCTGCGGCCCGCTCATACCCCTTCTCCTGAGTCAGGGGGCGGAACCGTTACGGATTTGGCATAGCCGCATCGCCACGACATTTGTAGGCGGGCCTTCGTCCTCGGATGGAGGATTGCCCCAGGAACGAGCAGGCAGTCCCACATGCTCTGAGCAACCTCGGGTGGGAATGGCTCGGGGCAATGATGGCGGCGATACCAAGTGATCCCGCCGAGGCTTCCCATGCCGCAGACCTTGCACTTTGTCCAGTTCACCGCTTCCCCCTCTCTTCGCCACGATCCGCCTCGTCATTTCCTGAGTCAGGGGTAGCTTGGTCTGGGGCGGTGCGGGCGTCTTCGGCAGCCTTTCGCTCATGCGGGAGGCACACATCGTCCTCGTGGGAAGCCGGGCAGGTCTGACAGATCGGGTCGTCGGGGCAGCCATGATCCGCCTCCTCTCCTGCTTGGTCTGAGTTTGTCGTGGTGGAGTTCTTTTTCTCCGGGCTGGACAAACTGGGCTGGTCTGGGGCAAGTAGTTGGGCGGCTGCTCGGTAGGCACGCGCTTCGTCTTCAAAGGGGATGCGGTTGACCGGGGAGAGGCCGACGCGGCCTTTCTCAAGGACCGAGACGCGGCGTTCCAGCTCTTTCCGTACGCGCTCAACGAGTTCTCGGTGTTGGCGGGCGCGAGCTTCGAGCAACTCGGCGTCGATCTTCCAAGCGCGTTGGAGAATGACGACCTCGGCACGGCTCTTGTCCCGTTCCTCTTCAACTGCCCTGAGCTTGGCGAGGTGGTCCTTATACTCGACGTAGAGGCCGTCTGGGTCTTGCCAGAAACCGTCCTTGCCGTGGCTGAACCGCTCCATGAGCTATCCGTCCTCTCTGGTCTGGAGGGCTGCTCGGCCTTTGTTGATCTGGCCGTCGCAGTCCCACTTCTCGCGGAAGTACTCCGCGGCGTATTCCCAGCCCTCCTCGGCGGTTTCGATCATCTCCTCAAGCGCCCGCTCCAACTGCTCTACACGCTCTTGTTCTTCTGTAAGGAGGGCGGCTGGGACGACTTCGATTGCGTCGCCGCCAATTGCAAAGACATTGTCCGCGTCTTTTGAGCTGCGGGCTACCCTCCAGCGCTGGCAGGGGCGACGAACCAATATGAACGCCTGTCTCGTCACTGCTCGCCCAGCGCTTCCTGGATTGATTGATCGACATGGGCGACCGCCTCCACCATGCGGGGTAGGGCTCTAGTTGCGCCCTTGAGATAAATGCCCGCCAGGTCGCGGTCCAGCTCTACCTGAATCGTTGTCGGCCTCTCCCCCTGGTCCTTATTGGGTGTCTCTCTACTCATCGGGAACCTCGATACGTCAAGCCGAGTCCCGACCGTTCGACCGCATCGGCGCAGTCCTGTCCATAGGCAAGTAGAGCCGAGGGACCGCCTGAGTTACCGGGGGCGGACTGCCCAGTTCCTGCAATAAAGGTAAGGCGGCCCCGGATGAAGCAGACCGCCGTGGCGCTCGGGACCGCAGCATGCCACCACTTCACGTCGGTTCGGGAGAAGACGAGAGCGATGCCGTTGCCGTGATCCGCGAGCTTTTGGACCCAACGGCCCGCCTCTCGACCATAGGGCGGATTCAGCCAGACTCGGCCTTCCCACGGGAGCGAGAGTCCATCCTGGTCGCGGGTGTAGCGCCGGTCCGCTGGAAGCCAGTCCGCGGAGGGAGAATTCGGGGCACACGGATCAAGGTCGAAGCGCAGGCCGAGGGCGTCGAAGACCTCAGGAGGCGTCCACCACTCGTCGGTCGCGCCTTTATTTGGTGCGTGAGGATGCGCGCCGCCGAAGCCGCTCATTAGTCCGCATCTCCTGTAGTGGAGAGGGCGCGATCAAGGGCTTCGCTTATGGTCACCCAGGTTTTGCTGAGGGCAGTGGTGGCTCGAAGATCGGGGTCCGCCCAGAACCGCTCCTCAACTTCCGCCTCCCACTCAGAACGTAGGGCTGGTAGGGCGGCTTGGATGGCACCTAGCATCCGCTCGCTGGCGTGATTGCGGGCCGACCCCGGGCCGCTTAGTTCAACGGCAAGATAACCGGCAAGGGCCGCCTCAACAGCCTCCTCTGGAACTGTCGTCTCTCTATTCATGGGTGGCGATGGCGTCGAGCATCAGGCCGACAGCGCCGCGTGGACACTCGGCCGCATGTTGATCCAGGGCCGCGATTCCCTTCGCCGGGCAGTCGCACTCGATTTCGTGCGGGGTCAGGGAACGGATTTCGTCAATGACTCGTTTGCGGACCCGCCCCTCTTTACTTCCATCCTCTGATTGCAGGGCGGCGTAGTCACCATCGACCCCGGGTATCGGCGGATCATCCTCTGATTGGGATAGGGCGGCGTCGAGAAGTCTTTGGCCAAGAGTCCTCGCCTCGTCATTACTCATTCGCATCAGCGCGTGACGCCCACCATCGGCTGCGTACTGATCGACCATCAGGCAGACTGCGCAGTCTGGGCGGTCCGTCAGGACATAGGCGGAGTCACGACAGGTGCCGGTCAGCGTCGCGTCGCCGATGGCCTCTCGACTCGCATGGTCGCGCTGGACGACGGGGCGCTCGTTCATCACTTTTTCACGCTCCAAGCCATCGCGCCGCAAAAGATCAACATTCCCAGCACGTAGGCACTAATTGCGATGATCTGCGCCGCTTTGATGCCGTTGATGCGGAGCGGCAGGCGGCCCTCACTCGGGTTCAGGTTGTCGTCAGGCATTGTGGCCTCCTTCGGTTCGTTCCATCTCGTCTACTGCTCGGTGGAAGCGACGCAGGGCGCGTAACACCCGCACGTACTTGATCGGACCGTCCCGCTTCAATAGCCGCAACTCTCGACGCCATTTCGGAGTCGGCTTTAGCGGCGGCCCGCTCCCGCTCCCGCTCACCGTTGCAATCGTCATCTTTCCCTCCTGGTCTGGGACTTGTTGCTGGGTGGGGTTGGGGGCATCTGAACCGCAGAAAAGAGGCGGCACGGCAACGGGTTGGTCGGCTGCGTCTAGTTCGGCCTCCAGACGACCCCCTGTTGACTTGTCGAGAGGTGGGGCGACTGGAGCGTCCGGAAGGTCAAGGGGCGGCGGCGGAAACTCATGGTGATCGCCCTGGGCGTTGGGCGGTACCACGCGATCAGCCGCGCTGAGAACATCGGCAGCGAGATGGTCGAAGAGGTAACCGTCAAGGTCGTGCGCGAGCATCCAGCGCTTGGCGGCCTCTGTCGCCGCTTCCTGTCGCTTCTCGTCCTCGCGGTTTGGCTTGTACTCGTAGCAGTAGGACAGGTGCCTTCCGCCCGTTTCGCCGCATTCGCCGCACCAACCTGCGTCCTCTGATTGCAGGGCGAGTAGAACGTCATCGAAGCGGACGTAGCGGCCCTGCGGCATCGGGAGAAGCCCGATTCGGTCGCCATCGACGTGAAGCTCCAACCGCTCCAGATTCCGAAACCGCCTCTCTACCTGCTCTGTCATCTCACCCTCCATGTAGTCCTATGCCTCCTTGTGTTGGGGCGGGTTGGTTCATACGGCTGCCTCGGCCGGTGTGTTTAGAAGCGGGGTCGTCGTGCCAGGGGTCGCCGCATCCAGGCGGGTGATCGGGGAAGTCACGGCCGGTTTCTTCCTTGGCGACCGCCCTGTCCTTGCAGTCGGTGAACATTGGATTGCTGCTCCCGCACGTTGGGCAGCGGTCTTTCATGCCGCCACCTTTCGTTCAGCTTCGATGTGGGCCAAGAGGTAGCCGCCTATGTGCTCTGTCATCGCCGGCGGGATGGCCTGGGTGAGTTCCTTCCACGGCATCCAGTCGATGCCCATTGCGTCCTGACCTTCTTTCAGGGAGCGGGCTCGACGGACGCGGCGGGTGCCTTTCTCACCGGGGGTCTGCGGGTGGTCTCCGTAGACGGCGATCGGCTTCGGGGCGAGGAAGTGGGCGCAGCCGGGAGACATCATCGGGAAGTTCGTCTCGAACAGGCGGTGGCGCCAAACGTTCAGGCCGAAGGATGAGCCGCAGAGCTTGTAGGGGCTGATGAGCGGGGCGGTCGGGACGTTCTCGATGACGTACGGAAGGCCCGTGGCGATGAGCAGCTCGCGGGTCGGCTCGATGAGTTCCGGGGCACCCTCGCCGGCACCCTTGCCGAAGTGCCGCATCGACGTATATGCCTGGCAGGGCGGAGAGGCATGGACAGCAGCGAGATTCGTGAGTGCTGACGGCCACAGCCAATCCACCTGTCGCTCTTCGACGAGTGCCTCCAGAACATCCAAGGCATCGGTCTGGAAAAAGGCGTCCCCGCAGTAGTTCGGCTGCGGCTTCAGGTCAACCCCGACCACGTAAAAGCCCGCTTCCTGATAGCCCTTCGTGCAGCCGCCCGCCCCGCAAAAGAGGTCCAGCAATCTCGGCCTCACGCCCTCGCCCCCCCTGTAGTAGAGCGGGAGGGGGACTCCAGAATGCAATAAGAGCTGGGTGAGGTGCGGCGGCGGGCTGATTCGATGGAGCCCGCGTCCTTGACCGCTTGGACTTGCTCGGCGGGAGAAAGGAACTCCAAGATGTCAAGCTGGTGCTGGTCGTAAAGCGGGTGGCACTTCATGGGCGAGAACTCGCCGCAGAGTGGGACGATGGAATCGGGCTCCACGTAGAGCGCCGCGTGGGGTCCCCACTCGCGCGGCTTATCGCTCGCCCTTCCGATTACGTGCGCCGCCTGTACGTCCTGATTGCCTCCACAGACTCGGCAAACCACCTCGTCCTCTACCTTGCGGCGGGCGTCTGACCAGTCCCGTTTTGGCTGGGTGCGCTTAGGCGATTTGCGCGGCTTACTGGCAGCCCGTGGACGCTCGCTCCCGCCCTTCAACCCATGCACGTAGACGAGCAGGTTCCCGTGCTCGCAGTAATGGGGCTGGCCTGCCTTCGTCATGCCGATTTCCTTCGCGCACCCGCACTGTTTGGCTGCGTGGAGCATTAGGCGACCGCCTCGGTGGTACACTGGTGCTTCCTATCCACCACTGAGAGGAGAGACCTCAGATGGCGATTTATCTCGTTTCCCGGCGTATCACCTTTGACGAGAAGCTTGAGGTTGAGGCCGCGAGTAAGGAGGAGGCAATTAGTCGCGCACGTCGGGGCGAATGGACGAACGTGCGGGAAGCCCATACCGTTGGGCGCACTACCTACCGTAAGGCCGAAAAGACTTAGGGGCCGGTCTCTCAACTTGCCCCTCTGCGACAGCGGCCCCTCGGGGCCGTTCGTCGTTCTCACGTCGCCACCCGCGCCTTCCGGCCCTCTTTGAAGCGGCCCTCGTCTCTCCGCGCTTCCCAGCTGAGGATTGCCCCGGCCAGCCATTCCCGCTGCCGTGTGGTGGTCCTGCCGACCTTCTGAAGCTCGCTCTGCACGGGGCAGTCGGCGAGGAATTGGTGGACGAGCTTGGTGGGGATGCGGTAGGGCTGGGAGAGCAGGTGGATGAGCGGGACGCGCTCCAACCAGTCGGGGATTTCGTCGGTGAGGACTTCCGCCACGCTGATTTCCTCGGCGCGGATCGCCTCGTCAAGGGCCTTTCGGTGGCTGCGAATCTGCCGACTGCGCTCTTGAAGCGCGTCCATATGCTCCGCCGTTGCGCCGCTCACGCTGCCATCCGCTCGTTCACCGGCCGCGACATGAACCGCTCATAGGCTTCCCCGAATCGCTTGGCCTCCGCGAGAATTTTGGACTCGGTGGGGGGAGCGCCGGCATCGAGGAGAAGCAGAAAGGCGTTGAAGACCCAGGGCGCTTTCAAGGTGAGTTTGGCCTCTCGGGCTCGCTGCTTTTCGCTGTCGGTTGCGTGGTAGGCGACAGCTATGGCGCGGTCGATTAGGCGAGCGTCTTTGCCTCGCTTCATCAGCTTTCCCCTTGCATGTGCGGAGGGCGAAGAACACTCAGCGAGAGACGGAACGGACGGTTAACCCTGAGACGCCTCGCTAGACGGAACGTTGGAGAGAGACACTGCGCTCTGTTAACCCGTAGTCCACGGGACAGGACGGGGTTATTTTTTGTCGAATGCAACGGCTTAAGCAATTGCTTAATCACTTGCTCGACCCCTTGCTGGAGCTTTCGCCGCCTCGTTTGCCTGCCTCCGACCGCGCCCGTCTCGTCGCTTCCACTTCCTCCCGGCTCTTGTTGAACTCCAGGTAGTCCGGGACGACCCAGCCTTCCCCGGTGGGCTCGATGAAGCCGAACTCGACCAGTCGCTTGAGGATGCGGCTCGTTGTGACGTACCGGGCCGCTGAGTGTTTGACGTGCCCGTCCGTCAAGTGCTGGCCACAGTAGGAGAGCATCCGCACGTAGGCGCCGGCAGCCTCGTTCCCTACGTCCTCCACCTTCGGGTTCGACCAAAAGCCATCGTCTAGCTTGGTCCATGTCACGCGTCCTGCTTCTCCGTCGCCGTCGCACACCCAGAACACACGTGCTGCCCTGTCATCCTGCCGTCCTTATCCTTTGCCCAGATCGGCTTCTCGGTGAGTACGTGAGAGCAGCGGGCGCATACTGGGTCGGGCATCAGGCGGCCACGTCCTCGGGGTCTGTGAAGGCTGAGCGGCTGGGTAGGTCAAAGAGGCGGGCCGCAGGGTCAGGGGTCGCATTGGCTGCATGGTGGTCAAGGTCACGGCCGTTGGCCGCCCTCCGGTTCTCCGGCACCCGCTCACCCCGGCCCCCGACCCTGCTCTGGCCCGATTGGACGCTGGGGGTCGGCAGGGGACGCGGGCCATGAACCCCGACGCTCTCTCTTTCCGACGACCCAACGCCCAATCCGACCCCGCCCCGTAGGACGAATCGCTTGTATTTACCCTCTCGGGTTGCCTCGATATCGAGGCCCGATGCCTTGAGTTCCCAGACCCGTGCGCAGCCCCTCGGCATGTAGGAGCGAATGAACTCGTCGCTCCGTACCCCTCGCTCTCCTGCGTTGCGGAGCATTGCCAGCACGGTCGCTTTCTGGCTCATTCGCCGTACCACCACTCGGTGCCGGGGAAGCCGGTTTCATCCTTGCCGCACTTGGCGCATTCCCACTTGGCAGTCGGGCCGTAGTAGCTCATCGGCTCAGGGAAGAAGACGACCCAGGTGTGGATTAGGCGCTTCCGGCAGTGGAAGCACCACTTAGCGTCAATGAAGCGGGTCTTCTCCTTGCGGTCGTAGCCGCCGCACATGGCACCCGCAACGCCGCTCACTCGAACTCCCCCCACCGCTCCTCGTGATACCCGTAGCCCATCCCAAATCGTTCTGTATTACTCGGCCCAAACAGGTCGTAGTGACGTTGCTCAGCGTCGTAGAAGGCTTGTGAGGCGCCTTCGAAGGTGTCGAGGGGGCGAGAGACAGGTCCGAACTCAGCGGCCTCTACGGCCTCCTGAAGTTCGGCTGCACTAATGACGGGGAGGCGCCTCAAAACGGAATCCCGTCCCCGTCGACAATCTCTCCGTCAGCCGCAGCGGGGCGAATGGCGGGAGTCTCGGTTGCGTTGAGGCCGGCCTTGGCCGATGCGACGACCGCAGCGTTCTGAACATCAGCATCGAAGAAGTCAGCCCAGGCCGTGATCGCCCGTTGCTTGTTCTCTTTCGGAGCCTCGGCGAAGCTCGGGACTCTGTTCAACAACTCCACCGCGAGATTCTGCGAATGGGCGCGAGTAATCCGGGCCACCTTCTCCGGGTCAAGCTCCGACTCAGGTTTCCATTCGCGGCCACCCGGCTTCGAAGCGCCGCCGCCCCCGTAGTCCGCCGAGCCTCCGCCCTGCGGTTTGGACGCCTTCGAGAACTTCCACTCGCCGTTCTGCTGGCGGAAGTCCCCCTCCACGGTTTCACCGATTGCCGGGGGGTCGCCTTTTTTGCCCCACGTGCATTCGAAGTCTTGGCCGTTGCGGTCGAAGGTGACGGGCCAGTAAGTGATTCCGTGCTGCCAAGGATTGCCCTCGCCGTTGACGCTCTTGACGGTTACATGCTCACCCACGACGAACCATCCCCCCACCCTTGACCATTGTGTATAGGGCTTGGAGGAGGGTCACAGCCCGACTCGTTTCCGGTTGGGATGCTCAGCGTCGAAGTCGCCCCGATAGCGTCGCCATGAACCGCTGGCGAGGTCGAAGTTCTCTGCCCGTGGAGAACGGATGCGAGGGGCGAGCTTGGGGTCGGTCTTCCGTATCCCGTACCAGGCCAGCAGGGCGATGACGACAAAGCCCGCAACGACAATCCATTCGGAGGGGCTCACGACTTCGCCGCTTTCTTCCTCGCAGATTTACGCTTCGGTTTGGGCGTTAGCGCCTTCGCAATCGCTTTACGTGACTCGGTCCACTCGTCCAGCCAAACCAGCGCGTAGGAGATGCGGAACTCGCTCTCTGAGCGTTGCTTGAAATCGGTGTCGAGCGGGAGCGGCTTGTCACCTTTGGCGATGGCAATGAACCACTGCTCTGCCGGGCGGTTGGAATCAATGACGATGCCAAGCTCGTCTCGAAGCTCCTCCAAGTCGCAACCGTGGACGTTGGCGATGGTTCCGTTGAGGCAACCGAGGCCGCATTCATCCGAGTAGGTGGACCCGTTGATCTTTCCGGCGACGATGGCTTTGCGAAGGCCAGCAACCTCGCCGGGCGCCTGATCGAGAATCGACCAGTAATCCTGACGGAAGGCGTAGAGGGGGTGTCTCGGGTGGTCGTAGGCACCGCCCAGGTAGGCATCGCGCAGGTTGGCACCGCCCAGGTAGGCATCGCCCAGGTTGGCACCGCGCAGGTAGGCACCGCCCAGGTAGGCATCGCGCAGGTTGGCACCGCCCAGGTAGGCATCGCCCAGGTTGGCACCGCGCAGGTAGGCACCGCCCTGGTAGGCATCGCGCAGGTTGGCACCGCCCAGGTAGGCATCGCCCAGGTTGGCACCGCCCAGGTTGGCACCGCGCAGGTAGGCACCGCCCAGGTAGGCACCGCGCAGGTAGGCACCGCTGCTCACCGCCTCTTCCACCGCCGCTCGAACGTCAGCGGCTCCCTTGGCGACGTAGAGAACCTTGGAACTGTCCCAGCGCGAGACAATCTCGATCTTCTTGGGCATCAGCCCCTCACCCGACCTTCCGCTTGTAGTAGTGACCGGACAGCAGCGTCGAAGTGGTCTGCGTAGGCGTCATGTCCCTCTCGCCGTGCCTCACGTGCAATGTGTTCAAGCTCGGCTCGGTTCTTCGTAGCTGCGTTCAAAAAGTGCAGCCAGCGAAGCGCTCCGAGAACCGGATGCTCCTTCGGCTCTGGCACCACAGAGAGCCTCCGTCCCAAGTGGGAGGTGGTCGAGTCGCTCATCAGCCGAGCGCCCACATAGAGACAGAGACGATCAGGACAGAGAGGGCGATGAGGGCTAGGAAGGGCATCTAGGCCGCTGCTCCGGTCGGCTCGCGGTAGAGCGCGGAGACATCGCCAGCGAAGAAGAGGTCAGCGAGCAGATGGCGGTACTTGCGCCCCGGTTCGACCGCGCCCCGCTCCCAGCGGCTTACGTCTGACGGGGTGACGCCGATGGCATCGGCAACCTGTTTCTGGCTCCAGCCTCGTCCGTCCCGGGCTTGGCGGAGGTTGCTCGCGTAGGTCGGCATTGCTTGTCCTGTCTCCTGACTCGTCATTCTGTGTCTATACTACAGACAAATGCCGCCGAGTCAAGTCCTGCCTATACCTGTGTCATCGACAAGCCGTGCCGACCTGCTTAGGCTCGCGGCGCGGATGGCCGACGAAACCGAACGCATTGGGAAACGGATGCGAGAGCGGCGCAAGGAACTGCGCGGCGAGAGGGGCGAGCTATCCCAGCGCGAGTGCGCGGAACGGATGCCCGGAACGGTTCAGGCGAGCGAGTGGTCGCGCTGGGAGCGCGGCAAGCATCGCCCCGAAGAACTGGATGAGGTCGCCAAAGCCCTTGAGACGACCGTGGCCGATCTGGTCGCCGGGCCGCTTGCGGAGCGGGAAGAACCGGAGGACAATGACCTCATGGGGAAGCTCAACGGACGGTCCGCAGCAGCGGAGGCTGGGGATTGGACGCTGAGGCTGGACGCGCTTGAGAATCAACTGGCCGCAGAACTCGCTGAGGTGAAAGCCGCTCTAGCAGAGCAACGGTCGCTGCTAGAGACCGTTCTACGTAATCAGGAAGCTGGGGGTTAGCCGCCACCCGCCTGACCGCGACCAGGGCTTCCGCTAGCTCCGCGTCGTGGTCCCTCTCCCCCACCTGCTCCGCATCCATCAGCGCCTCCGAAACTGGAGGGCTGATTCATTGGCAGCGACAAGGCCGGCAGCCCACCATTGCGCCTGTAGCGCGTCGATGAACCTACGCCCCCCGCTGGACGGAACCGCCCCCACTAGCCCGGCTGCCACAGCCCGCACCCTGCTCGCCCGCTCGCAAGATTGCAAGGGCGCTCGACATTCGTTTAGCTGCGGTCCGTCCCTGTCTGTATTCCCGAAAACTACTTAGCGGCGTTGACGATCTGGTTGACCCGCGGCGAGGTCAGACCCGCCGCCTCAGCGACCAGCCGCTCCGAATGCCCCTCCACCTTCACCGCCCTGACAATCAGCTCGTCTCTCTCTGAGAGCAGGGCTTTTGCACGGCGCTGAGCGTCGCGTATGGTCCTCAATCTCGACAGCGATGTCCCAGTTCCCATCTGTTCCCTGTTGCGGCTCGCCCTCCCGTTGCGAACCACGCAGAAAGCATTGCATGAGAAGTTCTGATGAGGCCGAATTTGCGCTAAAGCGCTTAGCGGAATATGGTCGGCATCGGCATGGGGGCGTCATTGGGACCAGACCAGCGCAGGGCGACCCTGCCGACCTTCCTCATAATCGGCGCTCCGAAGGCCGGGACGACCAGCCTTCACTACTACCTCGACCAGCATCCGGAGATCCAGATGTCGGCCAACAAGGAGCCGCACTTCTTCGCTGGCCCCGAGAACGGCCTGCCCTATCCGGGCGGGAGGGTCGACGACCTGGCTGCCTACGAACAGCTTTTCGACTCCGACGCGAGAGAGCGGGGGGAGGCCTCACCCAGCTATACGGTCTATCCCCGCCGCCAAGATGTGCCGAAGCGGATCGCCAAGCTGATCCCTGACGCTCGGTTCATCTATTTGGTCCGCGATCCCATCGCCCGGACGCTCTCGCATTTCCAGCATCGGGTTTCTCTGGCGGGCGAGCAAAGGTCGCTGTCGGAGGCGCTGGGCGACCTCACGGACAGCTCCTCGATCTTCACGTGCCCCAGCCTCTACGCGTCCCAGCTCGATCGCTACCTCGCGCACTTCGGACAGGACAGGATCTTGGTGGTCGACCAGGCTGACCTCCTCGCTGATCGGTCCGCCACGTTGCGCGAGATATTCGCCTTCTTGTCGGTGGACGCTGGCTTCGACTCATCCCTCTTTGACAACGAGCTGAACGCCAACAGTGAGCGGCGCGTCTATTCCGCTGGCTACAAACGCTTCGCCGAAGGCGCGAAAGCCTCGGCCCTGCGCTGGCTCCCACGCGGCGTTCGCCGCTCCCTGCGCCGCACCGTGGAGCGCACGTTCTTCCCGCCAGTCGAGGCTCCCGAGCTAGACGACGACTTGCGCTCTCGCCTCGCAGATCTCTATGCGGGCGAGGCGGAACGCCTGCGCGAGCTGACAGGCAAAACGTTCTCGACCTGGAGCGTCTAAAAAGCAGAAAGACCCCGCCCTCCGCTGAAAAGACTGATCACTCGACGCGGAGGACGGGGGTCTTGACCACTTAAGGCACGACCCACGATACCACGCAGATTGGCTCAAAAGAAAAGCCCCCGCCCCATATTTCAGGGACGAGGGCTAGACGCAGCGACACCATGCGCGGGACCGTGGCTCCGTAGGGCGGCATCGGCTACGGGTCAGTCCTCCCAGTAGAGAGAGACTGGAGGCTCGGGGAGGCCAGGGGGCGAGACGACCGGGCGAGGCGGGACCTCCGGGACGCCCAGATAAGTCCGTAGGGCGAGCGAGCACTCGACGCACAGGCAGATGACCTTGCCGTTACGCAGTTTTTCCAGCGTCGTCTTGCCCTCGGAGAAGTGGACCGACGAGTAGCCCTCGGCGTGGTTGATGCGGCTGCCGCAGCGCCGACAGTTGGCGTACTTGGGCAGCACTAGGCCAGGTCGATGATCGAAACGTCGGTGAGTCCCTTCCGTGGATGGAAGGTCTGAAGGACTTGCTGGGGAGGACGCCCACCGCCGAACGCCTTGATGCTGTACTCGTCCACGCCCTTGACCGAGCCGTTCAGGATGATCTCGCCTCCCTCGACCGCATTTGCGGTGTGAAAGTGGCCGCAGTTGAAGAAGCGAACCGGCTTGCCGGCGCTCGCGTATTGGGCTTTCAGGGCAGTGACGCGGCGCACCACGCCTCCCCAGGGAACTCCGGGCATGGATGACCTCACGCCATCGCCATGCCAGAGCAGTAGCGGCCACTTCTCCGCGACGATCACCCGGTGCTGGGTCGCCTTCGGGATGTCGAACTCGATGCGGTCGTTTTTGGCGAGGATCGCCTGCATGATCCGGTAGACGGTCCAATCGGCGTTGTCGAATCCCTGCTTGGCCCAAGGTTTTTTGTGGGCGCGGGGATGGTTGCCGACGACGCCCGAGAACTTGATCCGGGGGAAGCGCTCGGTGAGGGACTCAAGCCACTCCGCCCCGTCCTGGGCAAGCTGGACCGTGGCCTCTGCCATCGGGATCTCGTTGGTGGCTACCAGCTCGTCGTGGATCGACCCGCTGAGCATGTCTCCCAGCGCTCCTACGTGGAGGGTCTCCACCGGGTAGGGCCTGTTGTCCTGGTAGCTGAACAGGCTCTCTCGGAGCTTCTCCTGACGCTTGAGCATCGTCGCCCAGTCGTAGGAGTTGATCCCACCTGTCTCCTCGAGCGAGACGACCTCTCCCGCATGGAGGTCCGACCAGTTCAGGAAGAACTCATGCTGGGTGGCCGAGTGCTTGGCGCGGGGGATCGGGGCCGGGGAGTAGAGGGGCTCGCGGGTGGCAATGGCGTTCTCGACCGCCGCAACTATCCGCTCGTCGTAGACCTTGTTCTTGCGGTCCTTGCGGTCCTGTGCTTCCAGCTCCTTGACCCGGTGTTCGAGCATCTCCTCTCGGGAGACATCGCCCGTCGCGTCGAGCGGGGAGCCAGCGGGCCTCAGCGCGGCTTCGATCTGCTCCCGCGTCCCATCCGCTTTGGTCCGCTTCTGGAACGTCCCCGGCTTGATGCCCACCTCTGGATCTTCGGCCAGCTGAGCCAACGAGGAGTGCTTGGGCGCGAGCTGGAGGAGCTTCTCCAGCGGGGGCATCTCGATCAGCTTGGGAGCCATCTAGGGCCATTCCTCCTCGGCGTACCAGTCGATTGTCCGGTTGTCTCCCGACCCCTTGACAAGGGCCAGGGTCCGCTCTGCGTTGGGGGGCAGCGGCACATCTCGCATTTCCTGGCGCTGGTCGCGGCGGAAGTTCTGCCAGAGGGCGCTGGGCTTGCAGCCCTTGACCTCGATTAGGAGGATCGGCCCCTCTGGGTGGACCGCCAGCTCGTCCCCGCCGCCTTTGCGGTGACGGAGGGAGCCGACCGTGTAGCCCTTCGCCTCAAGGTGCCGGGCGACGAAGTTCTCCGCCGCCGACCCCTTGCCGGTCGTGTTGAAGGCCAAGGGCTACAGCACCTTGACGAGGACCACAACCAGAATCACGTCCGCCAGCACGTAGAGGAGGGTCATGCGTACGTGAGGTAGCCGGCGATCAGCAGGAGGATTGAAGTCGCCTCCGTGGTGATCGGGACAGCAGCCGGGACAGACTGCCCGACGACAGCGAGGACCGCGAGGACGACCGAAACCACCTGGCCGACGAGCGCGGGAACCTTGACCTTCGGGTGAAGGGTCTGCATCGCTTCCTTTCGTTGGGTGCTATTTGGCGAAAAGGGCGGCCTCGGCAGCACGACGCCGAGAAAGGCCCTCAAGCACTTGACCGCCCGCGTGGTCCCAGCGGGCGAATTGGGCAGCGGCTCCCTTGTAGTCGCCCTTGTTGAGCAGCTTCAGGAGCGTGGATTCAGCGAGGGCACCGGCCCCGAGGTTGAAGACGAACGAGACCAGCGCGTCGAACTGGTGCTGGTCGAGGCGAACGTCAACGAGATCGCGGACCGCCGTGGCTGCGTCGGCGGCGTCCGCCTCCAAGAGCTGAAGCGCCCGCTTCTTGGTCACCCGTTTTGTGTTCGGCCCAACGCCGTGCGTATGGCCGTATCCGACGGTCCACACCCCCACGGCGTCTTGATATGGCGCTGAGCGGAATCCCTCGAAGTCTGCGATGAACTGGGCGCCGGCGGGAGAGAGGCGCTTAGGACGCGGCGCAGGCTTGCGGTGCTTCTTCTTCTTGGGTGTGAAGACGGCGCGGAAGAACGCCTTCCAGTGGCTCGGCTTGTGGGCGAAGTTCACGTGGTGGTACTCGCTCCCCGAGCCGTAGGGGCGATAGAGCTTCCAGCCGTGGCGTTTCGCGGCGGCGATAACCGCTTCTACGTGCGCGTCGTCAACGTCTATCCCGCAGTCAAACCATGGCAGCTTTCGCCCGACCGGCCCTGGGTACGGGACGCCATCGGAGCGCAGCTCATGCGTTGACTGGCCCGGAGGATTGGCAGGCCCGATCCCTTCCGTGCCCTGGTGTTCGTAGAGGTATTGCTGGGAGTGCTTGCCGTACTTGTTGAGCAGCGCTTCCGCATCCGTTCCTCGGTAGATCGACTGGTAGACGCAGCCGGTTTCCTTCTTCAGCTTCTTGAGGATCGGATAGAGCGGGCGGGGCACAGGGCAGCCGTCCAAAACTGGCTCGTACTTCAGCGACATGTAGGCCCTCCTGGGCTTAGTGGGAATTCAGGGAAGGGGAGCTTCGAGCGCGTCCAGGCTGATCCGGAGCTGGACTTCGACCGTTGGAGTTCTGGTCGGCTCCGAGCGGGCTTCCTGCCTCTCGCCATCTGGGGGCTCGGCCAGTGGGATGGCTTCGATGTCGGTACTCCCGCAGGAGGCACACCGCCACGCCTGGCCTGGTCCGTGCCCGCTTAGGCGAAGCTGGAGATTCTCGAGCCGGTAGTCGAGCCGGTTCCCGTTTATATGGTGGACCTGCTCATGGGAACTCAGCGGGCGGCCCAAGTATTCAGCCATCACGTAACGGTGGGTCTCAAGAATGCGTCGGTCCGAGGTCCGGTTGTTATGGACGCCCATGCAGTAGAAGGGATGGGCTGGGTGCAGCGACACCCTTGCGTAGCCCCGCTTATCTGGGCCGATGTGGGAAACGAGATTTCGGAGGTAGGGGGGCATAGACCATTCTATAAATAGTGGGGGTCGGACCCCGACTATTTAGGGCGGAGGAAATAGGCCTTCGCAGTCGATGGGGGCGGCCCGTTTCAACTGTCGCCGTTTGGATGCGAGTTGCGCGCTAACGAGGCGGTGAAGAACCTTTGGCGGGATGTCGGGGAAGTAGCTCGGCCTGACCTTGGCAGAACTACGAATGTCTTCCCGGATCATTGATTGAAGGATTTCCCGGAGGGGTGTTTCCTCGAATTCGCAGGACCAGACCAGTTTGTCCCGGAGTTCGAGCTGGCTGTTCCTGACCGATTCAGGGCTCGGCCCCTTGATTGCACTGGCAAAGAGCAACGCCGCCGCGAGGATGATGACTGCGGCGCCGAGGGCGAGGATCGCGTTGCGAATCTGGTTGGGGCCGGTCAATGGGCCAGGAACAGCGCGTAGAGGAGGACGGACAGGGTGGTAGAGCCGATGGCTGTGACGGCCTGGGGGACCCAATCGCGCCAGCGCTTGCGGCGCTCGTCGCCCCCCTGCTCCGCCATCTCCAGCTTGGTGACGCGCCCGTTGGTGCGCCGCCCTTCGGCCTCGACCCGCTCAAGCGTGGCCTTCACGGTGCGGAACTCCTCATCGGTCCGGCGGAAGCCTTCTCGCATATCCACTCGGACGCCCTCGAGGAGCCGGATGACGGTGTCTAGCTCGCTCATAGGGCAGCGAGTTCCTGACGCCCGGCTTCAAGGGATTTGCCCAGAGCGGCGATAGTGGAGACCGGGGCACGGTTGGGGGCTGCCATGCCGGGGATTCCAAAGCGGGTCAGGTTGCCGCTGGTGATCTGTTCGACCAGCTTCAATCGCTGGGCTGCGCTCATCCGTGCGCGGCTCCGCTTCTGTTTGCTCGCTTTCGGGGAACTCGTCGTGTTGGAGACCGGAACCGCTACGGCTGGGGCAGCGATTGGGGTTCCGGTGGGGCCGAGAGCGCTACCCGGAAGCGGGGTTCCAGCCTTGACGCTGACCATGCCGCCCTTGTACTTCGGGCGAACGATCCCGGCGATCGGTTCGGACTCTTCGCTGACCTTCGCCGCCGCGACTTCATTGGACCAGTTGCCCGAGATCATCTTACCGCTGCCGACATAGAGCCCCACGTGGCTCGTAGAGCCGGGGTTGGAGCCGAATACGAGGATGTCGCCCGGCTTGGCCTTGGTGATGTTGGTGCCGATGTGCTTCCCGCCGCTCCACGTCAGCCAGGTTCCTGAGTAGGCGGGGTTTTCGGGTTGAGGCAGGCCGCGGCGCTGGAGGCCGGCGGCGATGAACTCCGAACACCAAGGTTCCGAGGAGGAAACCCCGGCCTGCGCTGCCCACTTCTGCTGCAGGCGCGAACCCTCCTGAGTCCCGACAAGCGCGTGAGCCCACTTGACCATGCCCTTCGCGTCAGCGCGGACTCGAACCGTGGCCCCCTGCCCCGGTCGGACGTCGCCCTTCAGCAGGACGTTGGAGGCCGACCCCTGAACAAGGTTGGTGGGAATGCCGTTGGCGTAGTGCCCGGCGTCCCAGGGAGAAGCCTTGATGGCGGCGACCTGGGCGGCTGTGCCCTTGCCAACAGTCGAGCGAATGCCTGCGTAGTAGTTGGAGGTGTTGATTAGCGCAGCCGTTTCTCTCGCCGCCATCTTTGGGTTGCTGGACAGGACTGCTCCGGGGCCGATGTTGAGGAGGTTGTTGTCCCCGGAGGACTGCTTGCTCGCGGCAGCCGAGCCGCTCTCCTCTGCCAAGAGCCACCCTCCAACCGTTTTCGGGGTCAGGTGGGTCTGCTTGACGAGTTCGGTGCCAAAGGACTTCTGGCTGGTGGTCAGCGGGCCTTTCAGCGTCACGGGCTTACGTTTCGGAAGCCCCGCAGCCTGCGCCTTTTCTCCACCGATCAAGGAAGCAAGCGGAGTGCCGATCGAGCCGAGCGTCTTGCCCAGCCCCGGGATGTTGATGGAGCCGAGCGAGATCCCATTGGTTTCGGTCGGGATCTTGGGCTTCGTGGGGGTGCTTTGGTAGATCGAACTCGAGGTGGACTGCGGCGCGTAGATGGATTCCGTGGCTTCTTTCTTGCCGTAGATTCCACCTTCAGTCGACCCCGGGTAAGGATGCGCGTAGTTGTAGAGTTCTTCGTCGCGTTTGGCGACCTTGGAGAGGCCGTACTTCTTGTAGAGCCCTTCCAGTTCCTTGCCAGCTTTTTCGCTGGCCTTCTGCATCTTGATGACCTGGTTTCGGTCACTGCTCTTGGCCTGGTTGGACTTGCTGTTGGCGCTCAGTTCCCCGAGGATGCGGCTCAGCTTCGTCTGGTCGCGCTGTAGGCCGATGGGCTGCGGGGCCAGGGGGTTGCCCAGCGAGCGAAAGAGCTGCGAGCCGATTGGTCCCTTGAGTTTTGCCTCAAGCGCAGCGAGGGGTTCGGCGGCGATGTTGGCCCGCTTGCCGAGAATCCCGAACTGACTCTGGCCCGATGCCTTCTGGCCCGACGCTGTGTCGAGCGCCCGCAGGTAGGGCGAGAGGCTGAGTATCGAGGCACCCGCTGCCTTGAGGTGCGCTCCCGCTCCACCCTCGACGGGTCCGAGGGAACCCTGTCCCGTGGCGCCCAGGATCGCTGCTCCGATGACGGGCTGGAGCGCACCGACCGGAGAACCCGTTCCCTGCGCAGCCTGGGTCAGAGCGTTCCCACCCGGAGACATGCGGGAAAGGTTGATCGTGCTGGTCGCTTCGAGCTTCCCCGTCTTGGGGTTGGTGCCGTATATCGGGATCTGCGCGTAGTTCAGGAAGGACGGTTCGCCATGCAGGGCTTCACGTAGGGCGAAGTTGTTCTGCGCTGTCAGGTAGGCGAGGGCGGTGGCCTTGATCGGGTGGTTCTCGGCGTACTTGAGCGGCCAGAGAACCGACATCCGCAGGAAGGGGTAGAACACCAGACCCGCTGCTCTGTAGACCTCCGGGAAGTGGCCCGTGCGGGTGAGGTTGTTCCAGCCTCCCATCGCGGGGTGCAGGCCCTCTTTCTGCATCTTGTCGAGGAACTTGGGGTTGTCGGCAGCCCAAGCCATCTTCTGCTTGGCGCTCATCCCCTTGGTCGCCTTCTGGAACTCGTCCTGCATTCCGAGCAGCTTGCGGCTGTGGGCCTGAAGGCCGTTTAGCTCCTTCATTACCTCGCCCGTGAGGACTGCGCGGCGAGTCAGGCCGCTGGTAAAGCGGTTGACCTCACCGGCCCATTTCATCGTGACAATGGACTTCACTGAGCGCCCGAAGAGGTTGCGGCGGAAGAAGCTGAGGGCATCCTTCATCGGCTTGCCTTCGTGCAGGAGCGCGTTCCCGAGCTTGTCTGCGGAGAAGATCGCTTTGCCGGTCTCCCCCGACACTCCGCTGATCCGCGCCTTCTGTGCCGTATCCAGTTTGCTGTAGGCCAGCATCCCCTGCGCCATGCGAACGGGGTTCGTGTCGGCCACGGCCTGCGCGGTTTCCGCGACCACCTGAGCAGCGACGAACGACGGAGTGCTGAGCATCGCCCTGCTGGTAACCATGTTCGCGGAGCGAAGCCACTGAGCGACCGGGGCTTTCTGGGCCTGCGCGGCGAACTCCTGGTAGGCAGCCTTCGGGTATGCCTCGTACTTCGTCCCTGGGACGCCCTGGTTGGCCTTGACCGCCTGCTCGGTGAGGTCTGCTGAGGCCTGCGCGTACTCAGAGGGCGTACCTCCCTGCACTGAGCGCTCCAGGCGGCTGAGAACCCCGGTCGGGATGAGGACTACATCCTTTTCGTTGATGACACCGTGCCTGAGAGCCTCGGCCCAAGTCTTGCTGTCGTGCTGGGCCGAACCCTTGTAGTCGATGTGGCGTTCATCTCGGAAGCGCCGGCCATTCTCGTACCAGTGGTGGGCGGCGACGGAGCGGTTGACGCTTCCTAGGAGGTGTTCGTAGCCCTGCTGCTGAAGGCCGTGCTGCCAGACGTAGCCCTCGTTGATCTGCGGGCCGGGCGGGAGGGCCTTCTGCCCACCCGTGGCGGACTGGTCCGGTCGAGCGCGGGCAACGACACTGGTGTCAGGTACGAAAGCGGGCTCGGGGTGCAGACCGCGTTCGGCGATCACCTTCTTGGTGTTGTCGACAAACTCCTTCTCCAGAGCGTCGTCATACGGGATGCGCTTGGCGTTGCGGTTCGATTTGTGCCAGGGACGCTTGTAGTCCTTGAGCGCGGCATGGAGGTCCTCGCGGCCGGCCTTGATCGCCTTCGCTTTGGCGTAGGCCGCTTTGGATTCGCGGCGTAGCTGCTTGCCCTTCGCGGAGTTCTTGTCGAACGCCTGCGCCTGGACCTTCTTCTTGTTGCCCTCCGCCGCGAGCGCCTTGATCTGCTTGTCTCGCCCTTCGAGGTCTTTCCACGCGCCTGCGCGGTCGGTCGCCTCTGTGAGCGGACGCGCTCCATGGGGAAGGGCGTCCTCGGGTGGGGTGATGCCGTGTGCCGCTGCAACCCCCAAGTAGCGGTTACGGTCAGAGGTCGAGAGCGAGTCGAGGCCGGTCTTGCCGTTCGCCATGTCTCGGTAGCTGCTGAGCATGTCGGCGAGGTGCTTGTCCCGCAGGGCCTCGGGGTGGGCGCGGAAGTAATCGACCGCGTCGCGGGCGGTGAGCAGAGCCGGGTCCGCCCCGTATTTGCTGGTCGGCGGGAGCCTCTTGAACTGCTCGTGGTAGTGCTGGATCTCCCGAAGCGCGGCCTCGGGGTTATGGAGGTCGATCGCGGCGCGATTCAGGAACGGGATGAAGTCAGTCGGTCGGGCATGGAGGGTGTCCTTGCCCTTCGGCCCCAGCCCGGTCCTGATCTGGGCCTTCTTACCCGCAGCCTTCCGTGCAGCATGTTCGATGTCACGGGCGCGGTGGCCGAACTCGACATTCACGAGGTCTTCGGTCGTACCGGCGTGGCGAGCTTCCTCCCTGCGGAGGTGGTTGTTTTCACCGTGCCGAGTCAGTTTGACCTCGTTGGGGTGGCGCTGAGACCCGCGCTTCACCGGGCCGCCATGCTCATGGAGCAGGACGTTCCCCTGGGCATCGGTAGCGGGGGCGCGTCTACCCGCTGCGAAATCTCGGACAGCCGAGCTGACCGGGGTGTTCAGCTTCTCCAACCCCTTGGCAGCAAGTGGGGCGGCGATGACCTCGGGGAGCAGGCCTTCTTTCAGGGTGGCCTGTTCGATCTTCTTGACGTTGCTCCCGCCGTAGGTGCTGGCGAAGTGCTGGAAGAAGTTCTTCTGTTCGTTGATCGCTCCCTCAAGAGGCTTGGGGGAACCAGAGGTAACGGACGCAACGCCGGCTGCGGGAAGCTGAAGTGCGGAGACGAGGAGGCCGGGGGCGATGCTCGCCGTCGAGCTGAGGACTTTGCCCGGGTCTTTGGCCAGGGCCTTGCCCTGACCTTCGAGAATCGCCCCACCCGGGACGTTGACGCCACCCTTGTGGAGTGCCCCAAGCGCACCTATACCTGAGAACGCCTGAGCGCCCCTCTCCCCGCTTTGGAGTCCTTTGCTGCCGACGTACTTCGGAGCGGCCTTCGCTCCCGCCCTGAGCGCTGCTGGAGTCTCTTTTGCTCCGGCGCGGAGAACATCGGGCAGACCCCTGGCGGCATTGGGTGCGGCTCGCAGTGCATCGACAGCCTCACCGGGGAGGTGCGAGAGTGCCTCCAGGCCGCCTTTCACGCTCGCCCCCTTGGCAGCCACCTTCGCTCCCGCCGATGTGGCTAGCTGCTTTGCCCCACCCTCGGCAAGGAGTTTCGGGATTGCGGTGGCTCCGAGCTCGGTGACTTTGGCTAGGTCTCCACCGATGCCGATTCCAGGGATTCCTATGGAGGCGTAGCCGAGATCTTCCAGCGTCGAAGGTTCTGAGGCCGAGTGGGCTTTCGCCTCCGCCCTGGCCTGCGTCCTCGCGACCGACCCCTCCACCCCCGTCGAACCCTGGAGTTCTTTCAGCCCCTTGGTCCCGACCTGGAGGCTGCGGGGCTCGAGGCCGAACAGTTTGGAGTGCGCTACGCCCTTTGGTCCTTCAATCGCGTGGCGCTGAAGTTCGGTTCGGTGGAGTTTGGCGAGGCCCGTGGGAGAAACAACCTTGCCCGCGCTGTTGGCTTCTTCGACTGCGGGGTGGTTGAGGAGTCTTTCCCGCAGGTCGGAGACTTCGTTTTTCGCCTTGCCTATCCGGTCGTTCAGTTCGTAACCGGGGGTGCTTTTGCGAATCTTGGCGACCTTCTGGCTGTATGCCTTGGTCACGAACTGCTTTACAAGATTGCGCTGACGGGCGACAACATGCGAGGGAGCGGAGGGCTGGGCTTTGGGGGGCGCCGTAGCTGGGGATGGCGGCCCGTAGTAGACAGACGGAGTGCCGGGCGCAGCGTGAGGCGAGGGGGCGACGGTCTGACGCGGACCGGAAGGAACGCCGACCTGCGGAACGCGCCCCTCATGTTCGGCTACGTCGTGAGAGGTGGGAGCCTTCGGCGGACCCGTGCCGAATGCGCCGGGGCCAAAGAGGTAGTGAATGGCCCCAGGCCTTTTCCCCTTGACTTTGGGTTTCGGGGCCATCTACTTGAAGGGGACCTTTTTGGCTCCCGGTATGCCTCGGTTCCCCTGCGTCCTCTTCTTCGCCCATTCGTTGACGATCTTCTGGACGAGGGCCGGATCGGCTGAAGCTTTTTCGTTCAGCTTCAGGGTGAAGGCTGCGAGGGCTTTGCCGAGAGAGACGTTCTTCGGGGCTTTGAAGGGGGAGCCGTAGGTGCCGACCAGAGTTGGGATGAGCGTCTTGACTTCGGCGGTTTCCTGTTTGATTTCTTTCTGGCGCTTGAGGAGTTCGCCCGAAGTGAAGCCGGGGTGGTGGGCTTTGAAGGCAGCGACGGCGGCCTGGCGTGCGCTGGCGGTCGCTGAGGTGAGCGAGGCTTCCGCCGAGAGTTGAGAGGCTTCCGCTTTCTCCTGGTTGATCTTGTTGTTGGCAGCGTTCTGTTTTTCTTCCGCCGCAAGCTTGGCTTTTTCGCTGTTGACCGCCTCCTGCCCAAGCCGGAATTTCTGCTGTTCGCCGTGGACGGCCCCGAGGTTTTTGACGAAGTCGGCTCCGTAGGACGACTTGGCTTCGCCGAGGTTTCCGAGCGCGGTCTGGATGCCCTCGTTGTACTTCTGGTTGGACTGGCCTACGCGGGAGAGGATGTCGCGGCCGATCTGCCCGACCGCTGCCCCACCCTGCATCTGGGCAGCGCCGGCCATCTGAGAGGCCAGAGCGCCGTAGCTCGAGCCCTGCGAGGCGGCGAACTGCTGAGATGCCTGAGAGTCGGCGTTCTGGGTGGCCTGCTGGTTGGCGACGGCGGAGGCGAGGGCCTGCTGCGCCCCTCCTGCTCCGGGCGCTCCGCGCATCTGAAGCTGTTTCTCGTAATCCCCGAGGGCGCCTTCCTGCATCCCGGTGAGTTCCTGGCCCCCGGCCTGGGCGATCGCCCCTGACTGCTGGTTCAACTGCTGGCCTAGCTGGTTCTGACGGGCGAGGTTCTGGGCCTCAGACTGAGCGATGTTTTTGTAGGTGTCGGTGACTCCGCCCTGAAGTTCGTTTCCGAGGTTCCCAAGTCCTTTGGCGGTCGATTCGCGCTCCTGCGTGAGCTGTTGTGCGAGCTGTTTGAAGCCGTGAATCGCGGGACGGGTTTCGAGGACCGAGAGGGCGCGGGCGTACTGGGCCTGTTGCTGGGGGGTGAGTTGGCCGCTGGGAAGGTTTTTGATCGCCTGAAGCGGGTGGTAGGCGGGTTTGCCCTTCGGGGCGCCCGGTGCCGCGCCGCCCGCTGCGGCAGTTCCCGCCATGCTCCCCGCCGTGGGGGCTGCGGCGGAGATGGCGCTGCGCCCCTGGACGCGCATCGCTTTGGCAAGTCTCGCTATGTGAGGGTTCATTGGGCTTTCCTTCGTTTGCCAAGGGCGGCTTTGTAGGGCGGCGTGAGGGCGACTGCGTTACCGACGCGGGGGGCGTTCTGTTTGGCGGGTTTGGATTTGCCGCCTTGTTTGCCGGGCGCGGCTGGGGCGGCGGGAGAAGAGGCCACGGCGGGTTCGCCGCTTTCGGCTTCCGCGATCGCACCGGCCCCCCGACGCCCCGCCGCTTCCGCACGTTCCTGGGCCTCTTCGAGGCTGAAGCCCTGGACCAGTGCCGTTCGAGCAGCAAGCCTCGCCGCGTCTTCTTGGCTCTTGGTCAGAGCCGCGTTGGCGCGTTCCTGGGTGTAGTCGCGGACCTGTTCGCCCTGGGTGCGGTTGAGCCAGCCAGAGGACCCGAGGTTGCCCCTGATGGCGCTCTCTCCAAGGGAGCGTTCCTGTGTGGCCCTGGCCTGGATCGCCTGTTGAAGGGCCGAGGCATACGAGCTATCAGCCGTGGTCTGGTCCGCAAGGTCTTTGGCGTATTCGTTGCGGTCGTTGAACTGAAGTTTGGTGACGTTCTGCCAGTAAGTCGCATCGCGGGGATCGTCGGGACCGGAAGATGGGGTGATTGCGAAGGGGTCGGTCGATGTGGCGGTGGGAGCGGGCGGAGCCTTGATGTGGTTGGGCTTCGTGTCGCCAACCGTCTTTAGCGGATCGGTCGGGGTGGACTGCGTTGCAGGAACGGTCGCTGTCGGTGCTTGCGGCGTGGTAAGGGGCTTGGCGGCTCCCACTACAGGCGGGGGTTTGGGCGCGGCGATGCGATTCGCCAGCCCGGCCTTCAAGTGAGGCTGGTTGCGGTTGAGGTGAGGAACCCCCAGACGACTGTTTCGTTGTGCAAGTCCAGTGACCATTCAGGCTCTTTCTAAGTGAAGGCGGCGGACTTCCACGCGCCCGAATTTCGGATATAGAGTTTGTTGTTTTCGGTGTCGTAGGCCACCGTCATGTCGGGCGGGGGTGTGGCGAATGCCGCGTCCGAGACCGCGCCTACGTGCGACATCACCATCCCGAGGTTCAAGATGTCGCTTTTCGGGTTGTCGATGACCCCCCTTGTGACTGAGGATTCAGCCGCCCATTCGACCGCCCCGGTGTTCACGTACTGGTTGGCGGTGACGTTCCAGCCCTTGTGAGCGCCTTTGAGGACCGTGAGGAGGTGTTTGGTGGAGTCGAAGGTGCAGCCAGAGACAAGTAGGCCCTCCACCGGAGCGTTGGAGCCGCAGCGCACCCAACTCGCCGCGTCCCCGACCTTGACCCCCACGGTCGTCAGGCCATAGCCCGAGTAGGTGATCCAGTCGCCTTCCTGGTTGGCGTCCCCGAACCAGCCTCCGAAGATGCTGGTCATCTTCGATGTGAAGCCTTCATCCTGGGAGATGAACGCGGCTTTGCCGTTCTGCAATCCCTCTACGGTCGGGTTGAAGAAGGACCAATCCTCTCCGGGGTTCCTGATCGCCGCCCCGACGAGGTTGGCGAAGATGCAGTCATACCAGCCGACCGCGTTAGTGAAGCCTTTCTCTTCGGTCTTACCCCTGCAAGCCGTCTGGGCGGACTGGAAGTTGACATGGTCGAACTTCGTCCCGCCCTGCGTTTCGTCCAAGTTGACGAGGCCCTTGCAGGTCGAGGTGCCACTTTGACCCCCAATGAATACCTCTTTCATGCTGCAGTAGGCCGAGAGCTGGTAGCTGACCAGATGTGAGCCGGTGAGGTCGGAGGAGTAGAGGAGCTGGAGGTTGGCAAAGCTCGCCCCGAACGCTTCTTCGGCGTTCCAAACCGGGTCTACGTTCGGCCCTTTGTAGAGGAACTTGGTCCCCGGCCCCGAGCCCGCGGTGAGAGCGCCGACGCCCTGGAAGAGGATGCCCCTGGCTTTGACGAGGTCGATCTGTTCGGTGAAGACGTAGGTGCCGGCGGGGCAGAAGATCGTCCCCGAGCCACTGCGTTCTTTGACCGTCGCTATCGCCACCTTGATCGCCGCCGTGTCGTCCGTGACTCCGTCGCCCTTGGCCCCGATGCGATGATCCTTGAGGTTGACAACCGCTTCCTCTGGAACCCATAGCCTCTGGTTCAGGGCGTCTACGACCTGCTGGGCGTCTGGTCTGGAGAGTTGAGCCGGGAGAGCCGGTGGATTCTGGGAAGGCAAGCGGTAGGCTCCTGAGTTGTGACGTGGTTCTGGTGGCTAGTGATCGTTGTCCTGGGGGTCATCCCCATCGCGTTCTGGTCGGCCTGGGCAGTCCTAAAGCTCTGGGCGATCACGGGCCATTGGGCCGAGGACCTACTCGAATGGTTTGAGCGGCACCTGGGGTGAAGCGCGCCTTTCTGCTCGCTGCCGTTCTGCTGGCGCTAGGGGCGTCGGGGGCGCGGGCGGCACCGTTCGGCCCAGCCGAGGAACAGGCGTACGCCGAAGCCGAAGCGTTTTGGGGCAGGGAGCCGACGCTCTGCACGACGATCAGGAAGGAAGTCGTGCCGCCCGGGTCAATCGACGCTTTCGGGGAGGCGACGATGCCAACGGGGCCGATGCCCTGCGAACTCCTGATTGCCGAAGGACTGAGCGGCGAATTCCTTTGCAGCATCGTGAGACATGAGTACGGGCACCTGCTCGGACTTGACCACCCCGAAATGATGAGCCTGCCAGCTTGCGGCTCAACGGGGGTTCTCGGAGAAGATGTACTTCGCCGCCAGGGTTGGGAAGAATGGCGCGAAACACGCGACGAATGCCGGGGGGCGCGTGGCTCCTACCGACCGAAGTGCTGGAGGCAACTAAAGCGTGATGCTCGCAAGCTGCGTGACGACGCCCACTAGACACCCACCGTGTAGACCCAGAGCTTGCGGGCTTTTGCTGTTACCGAGCCCGAGGAAGCCTTGTACTGGACGCTGATGTTGTAGGTGCCGGCGGCGGCGAATATGGGGACAAAGGCATCACTGGCAATCTGTCCGGTCGTGGCGTCAGTGAAAGCCCCGCTGGTTCGGAGCCAAGGTTCCCCCGCCTCGTTTTCGGCAGGCTTGAAGATGAACAGACTGGTTTCGGTTCCAGAGGTTGACTTCGATGTACTTTCGCCGCCGATTGCGTTCTTGCACTGGTTCGACCCGACGAAGAGGGCGATTGTCCCTGCGCTTGCTACCGAGGATTTTACGAATGCTCGGTAGCTGACGCAGATCAACCCGTTTTCTGGCAGCACCACCGATTTGATTTCGTCAGCGGTGGTCAGCGTCCCAAAGGCCGTATTGGTCCGGCTCTCTTCGGTGGCGATGACCTTCGGCGTGTACCACGTTACGGGGGCCGCGCCCGCTTCCAAGGAGGCCTTGGCGACCTTGTTTTCGCTGTTCAGGAGGTTGTTGAGGCCGTCCCGCAGCGTAATAAGCGACCCCTTGACCTTTGAGTCCGAGGTACTGCGCGGTTCTCCGCCGCTAGGAAGTTCGGGGCTAATTGAGCCTGTCATCAGTCCTCTCTCACAAGTATCGAAATGGTTTGACTCAAGATTCGGAAGTTGTTTTCGTCGTCGTTCACGTATTTGACGCTGGCCGAACGGCCTATGCCTACGGTGTGGTAGTGGCGATCCACGACGACTTCGCTCTGTTCTTCAAAGGTGCCGTCCCCTTCGCCTTCGAATTTCGTCCCGTCCGCTTCTTCGAAGATGCCGCCGAGCGGAGAGCCAGGGGTCTCCCAGGCTTCCCCTTCGATGACTTCGAATTCGTCGGAGTAGTCGAAGGCAATCAGCGCTTCCCACGCTCCGACCCCATCCACCCGCATCTCCGGGATGCGCTTGACTTTGTGGGGATCGATGTATCGGAGATACCTGATGGACCCTGAGAAGCCCCAGGCGTAGTAGGGGCTGACGTAGAAGCTTTTGCCTTTGTACTTGGCCCCGTTGTCGGTGAAGGTGCCTGAGACAAAGGCTTTGCTCACCCGTGCCGTGGTGGTCGAGTCGGCCGAGTAGAGGACTGGGGTGCCTCCTGGATCTAGGAGCGCGTACTGGTTTGTGGCGCAGTCGTGCAGCCACCAGCTTGAAGAGAGGAGGTCGTACTCAAGGGTGTGGTCGTTCCGCGTCCCGCCCGTGGAGATCGAGAGGAAGTAGCGGCGCTCGCGGAGGACGCCGGCGGCAAGGGCCTGGGTGGAGGGGGAGGCAGCGACTTCGTCCAGCGTCGGCTTGATCGTGTCCGAGAACGGGGAGACTTTGACTCCATCGGTGGAGCAGACACCTTGGTCCTCGGAGAGGAAGAACAGTCCTGCGGGGGTCTGGACGATTGAGCGAGGGGCCACGCAGCCGACCTGGTTGGAGATCTGGCGGTTGGCTGCCGTCACCGCGTCATAGATGGCGTAGGTCTTGCGGGCCTTGAAGACCATCAGGTAGTTCCCGACTACCCCTATCCCGGTGATGACCTGCCCGTCATTGGGCTCGAGGTCGACGTAGTTTTCGGAGTCCCAGTTCAGCGGGTCCGGGGTCGAGCCGGTGATGCCCGAGTACCATACGCGGGAGCCTTCAGCCGCCCAGAGGCGCTCAGAGAAGGCGGTCAGATACTTAGCGCCTTTGGGGACTTCCCCGGTGCTGGCTTTCCATTCGGAGGTTGAGCCTGCGGAGCCATCCCAGCGAACCGGGGTGTCGGTGCCGTTCAGCCCGAAGATCGGCCCCGCCGAGCCGTTGACTTCGCTCTGGGCAAACCACCAGCGGGTGTTCGCGGCCAGACCCGTTTTGAGGGCCGAGGCGACCCCAGCCGTGGTCATCTTGAAGATCGTGTCCGTGCTTGAGGTGGTCGCTACCCCGAGCAGGCTCTTGGTCGAAGTGTTCGCGGGAAAGAGCGTGTGGACGCCCGTGCCGTTGATCGGGGAGCCGGTCAGGGTGGACCCGCTCAGAGTCACGAAGCCGTTTCGCTTCTCGATGTCCCCGGTCAGAGAGGTGTGGACATTCAGAGCTTCCCGACACTGGTTGTCGGCGGCTAGGTAGACGCCGCCCTGGGTGTTCAGGCCCCCGGAGAAGTCCTGGTATGTGATCGGCCAGCCCCTCACCCCCTACCTCCAACTCGCATACGGGGGTATCCCGTGAGCATCCCCCCACGATCCGTCGACCTGACGCGGCCCGTCGAAGCTGTCGTGCTGCACCTCGCCCCGCAGTTTGAGCAGGCCCTGTTCCCAGATTGCCTGCCAGGTGGAGGCAGCCGCGTAGTCGTTCTCTCGCAGATAGGCTTTCCACATCGGGTAGCCGATCAGGGTTTGGTGGTACTGCACGGGAAGTTCGGGTTCGTCTGAGTCCGCCACCATGTCGGCCGGGAGCTTCCAGTAGCGCAGCGTGAAGGTGTAGACGCCGTCAGGGGTCGGGTAGAGGATCAGTTCGTCATCGCGGACCACGTAGGCATAGGGGCGTCCCGTCGATTCAGGGAGGGCGTCGAGGTCCCGAACGTCCATCGGGGCGACGAGTTCGTGGCTTTCGATGTAGAAGAAGTCGAGAAGGCGCCCGTAGTTTTCGGGGAGAACGTAGCCTTCGGTCGTCGGCGTGGTGGTAACGGCCGTGGTCGTCTCCATGTCGCGGAGCTCGGCGGAGATGGCGACCTGGCGCTGGGCCTCGTTAAGCCAGCGCTTGACCAGCGGCCGGTACTTGTTGGGGCTGAACTGGAATTCCAAAACCTCGTCCTGAAGTTCCAGGTACGTCCTGCCTGCGATGCTCATGCGGCGCTCAGGGTCTCGGTGGCGTCGATGATCGTGTGGCCCTTCATGTCGCCGTTACGGATCGGCAGGGAGTCGGCGGGGATCGAGAAGATCGCGCCCTGTTTGTTGATGTGGCCGCAGAGCAGTCCCCCGTCAGCCATCATCGTCCCGCCGGCCTCTTCGAGCTTGCGGCAGAAGTACAGGTCCTCGCCCTCCTCCGAGTGATTCTTGCCTTCCGATTGGCGGACGAACTTGAACCACGGCTCCTCCACCTTTTCGAAGGCACTCATGCGGATTAGACAGCAGCCCATCCCGCAGCCCGTGATCGGGAACTGCTCGTTGAACTTCCAGTCCCAGGAGGGGCCGGGGTTGCCCTCTCGGAACACAAGGGTCTGGGGAGGGTCGGTCTTGGTCACGTAGACCCCCGAGAGAAGGTCCCACTCGGGGTGGTTCTCCATCAGGTAAACCATGCGCCGCAGGCCCTGGTTGGGAATCAGGGTGTCGTCGTCAATGAACATCAGGTATTTGGCACCCATCTCGCGGGCATCGAGAACGCTCCCGTTCCTCGCGTCGTCCACTTCCTCTCCCGTGATGAAGCGGAGCGCCCATGAGTAGTTCACGGGCGGCTCAAGCATCTTTAGGGCAGAGGCCCACTCGACGCGACAATTGCCCCTTGAGGGGACAGCGATGACAAGGTCAGCTTCAGACACTCGCTATCTCCTTCGGGATAAAGACTCTTTGTTGGTCGTAGCCGAGGTCGTGGCGCATCGCGTAGGCCATCTGTTCGTACATCTCCCCGTGCTTCTCAAGGAACTCATGGTCTTTCTGTGCGCGGGCCTCGGCCTCGGTGCGCTCCAGCTCGTCGGCAAAGGAATAGCCCGGTGCCTGGCAGCGCTTGTAAATCTCGCCTACGTGGTTGACGAGGCGGTGGTCAAGTTCTTGAGCGGTCGTAATGAGGTAGCCGTCGCCCTCCGGTTCCTCGTCGCCCTTCCAGTACACGACAAAGTATTCGCCGGCCTCTGAGTAGCGCAGGCGGAAGTGGTGGTCAATCTCGTTGAGGGCATTCGCCACACCCTGTACGTCATCGTCTATGGGGACCAGCTGGCCCTCGCGGCCCTTGGCGAACATGGCGAGTGAAGCGGGGCGAATCTCCATGCGTCCTTTCCTTGAAAGTAGGGGCCACGCCCGAAGGCGCAGCCCCACCCTCAAACCTATGACGGGTTGTCGTCGGTGATGTAGATGATCTTGGCGTTGCGGTTCGGCGCGACGCAGCCGAGGGCGCAGTACCAACTGAAGAAGGCCTGCCACGTGGCAACCTTCGTTCCAGCGCTGGAACCGTCCTTGAGGTGGAACACACCCCCACCCGCCTGATCCATCCAGCCCGGACTGGACTGTTGGAACCAGCGGAACGACTCCTTGTTCAGCCCGAACGCGGTGTTGCGCGGGGCGTCGTCATCAGCGATGACCGGGACCTCGTTGACCAGGATGGCCGAGTAGCCACCGTGGACGTTGACGGCCTGGGCATCGTTGTAGCGCTTCTGGGACTGGTAGGTGTCCGCCAGCCTTCTGCGGATACCACGCGTGGTGAGGAAGACCTCGACCTCGCCCTGGCCCGAGAAACCGACATCATCGGCGGCCTGCTCGAACACAGACTCGCCTGCGACCGATGTAGAGGTCGCGCTGGAGCCTGCTTCCCGGATGTTGCCGTTCCAGAACTCGTTACCGGCGGTTTCCGAGTTGATCGAGTGGAGGGTCCGTTTCGTTTCGATGATGTTGCGGAGCCCGTCCATCTCGTTGTTGCGGCTTTCCTGCAGGTAGACCCCGAATTTGGTGTCAACCGTCCCGGCCACTTTGGTCGAGAGTTCGATGGTCTTGGTGGTGCCGCCCGTCCGTTTTTTGATCGAAACGGAGGTGACGCCTTCGGTTGCGACGCCATCGGTCTTGCGGCGGACATCCACCGGATCTCCGACTGCGACGTACTGGACCGATTCCAATTCCAGGACGGTTGTTTCCGTCTGGGATTTGGCGACGGTCGAGAGGAGGCCGTCCCCGGTCCCGAAGACCTGGCGGTTGATGTCCTTGCGGAGATCGTTCGCGCAGCCCTTCGTCTCGGCGTCGAGGATGTTGACGAAGGCACCCTCGTTTGACTGAGAGGCCTTGATCGAGCCATCAGTGACCTCGATGGCCGAGTAGTTGTAGCGGATGTTGACAATCGCGTCCTGCCAGGACTGCGTGCCGGCGGCGGGCAGGTTGCCCCCGTCAGCGCGTGAGCCACGGCCACGGTTGCGGTTGGTGTGAACGGGGATCACGGCCCGTCGACCGGTGTGGTCGATGGACTGCGAATCGCGCTCGATCTGGTCGATCAGGTACGTCTTCTGGTTGAGCTGCTCGACTACGGGACCGACATACAGGTCCTTGAGAATCGCGTCGGCAGCAGAGAGTGTCTGCGTTGCCATGAGGAAACTCCTGGTGTCAGAGGGACAAGGATTTCCTCAGTCGCGGTGAATCAGGCGCTGTTCTTCAGCCTTTCGGCTGCCATCGCCTTGAGGCGGGGGTCACCAAACGAGGTGACTTTCTCGGGAGACGTAGAAGCGGCCCCTGGACCCTCTGGGGTCTGTGGCTGCTCTGCCTTGTCGGTGAACAGGGCCTTCTCGCCCTGGCCGATCAACTGCTCGTATTCCTCAAAGCCCTTCTGGATTGGGTTCGGGTCCTCGTCCGCGTGGGAGTAGGCGAGCCTGACGATCGCATCCTCTGCGCCCTTGGGAAGGTCCGGATGCTCTTTCCGGATCTCCTCGAGCTGAGAAGTGATCTCCTGGCTTGCCTCTTGCTCCAGGCGTTCTTGCTCTTGTGCCTGGAACTTCTCCTGGATCGGAGAGGTGGCCTCGGCCACTTTCTCCGCAATCAGTTTCTCGATGTTCTCTTGCGAGAAATCTTCGACTGACTCCAGGTCGAGGTCGTCGTTCTCCTGCTCGCTGAACTTGTCGAACAGGCCCATTTCTTTCCCAGCGTCCTGCCACCACTGGCCGAACTTTTCGGGATCGTTCGCCATTTTGGCGAACTCCAGAAGCCCCTGAAGTTCTTCAGGCTGAATGTCCTTCAGCCCAAGCTCCTCGTAGGGTTGCCAACCTTTTCGTTCGTCGGCTGCTTCGCGGAACTTCTTTTCTACGTTTCCGTTGATTGCCTTGATGTGGGGCTCAAGAAGCTCCCGCACATCGGGTGCGACTGAGTCGAGGTCATACAACCCCGAGTCGGTGGCTGTCGCGTCGCCTTGGCTCTCGCCTGCATCGGCGGGCTGTACGGCGTCACCTGCCATTGGGTACTCCTATTCCCGACTGTGACCTTGCCCTTGGCGTAGCTGTACCCGTAGGGCCTTGGCTACTGCTGTGGCGGTCCTTGGTCGATTCGTGTTACGTGGAAAGTCTTAGGTGGCTTCGGTGGGCGTCGATTCGCCGCCCTTGGAGAGGATCGCCTCGGCTGCCTTTTGGATTTCAGCCGAGATGCCGTTGGCCTCTTTCTGGCCCGGGGAGGGTCCGTCCACTCCGACCGCTGCCTTGCGGTAGTTCTCTCCCGTCCCGTCTGTGCCGGGGGCGACCTTCAGAGCCGCTCTCGCGCCGGGGGTGTCCTGTCCTGGGGCAGGCTGCCCCAATGCCTTCTGGAGGCCCTCTACGGCCTCCTGGACGCCCTTGGGCAGCTCTGCGCCACGGGTACGGGAGTTGAAGAACTCAAGCGCCTGCATGAGGCGCATGGTCTGTGAGTTGCTCACTTGCCTCTCCTCGCAGCGGCGGCTTTCTTTGCCATGCCAGCCTTGCCGTATTTCTGGTCGCCAATGAAGGCGGCGAGCGCACGGGGGTTCGATACGCCCTTCTTCTTCGCCAGCTTCCCGGCGAGTTTGTCGAATGCGCTCATAGTTCTCCTATTCGGGAAGGGGAGCCCAGGAGTCGCATACTTCGCTGGGCTGGGTCCGGTAGTCGTAGAGATCGCAGAAATTCTTGTCGTAGTGCAGGCAGGTGGAGCAGGACTTGTGGGTGTCTTCGGTCATATGGAGGTTCGGGGGGCGGTGACCGGAGTTGGGGCGTTCGGCGTTTTCTTTCATCATCTTCTGCATCGCAGCTTTGATCGAGCTAGCCACGGGCGGGAGGGGTCGGGGCGGCGTGTTGCTTGGCAACGTCCAGCGCCGCTTCGTGTGAGCCCTGTTCGAGCGTCATCTGATGTTCGGCTCCCATCTGGCCCTGCTGGGCTGCGGCCTGCGCTTGGACCTGCATGTCCACCTGCTGTTTGATCCGTTCGCGGTGGGCGTTGACGTGAAGTTCGACCAACTGCTTGATCTGCGGTTCGAGTTGCAGGTAGCGTGCGGAGCGCTGGAATTCCTCGTGGCCGTCGATGTGATCCTGGTCTTCATCGAAGGCGTTGATGTCCACCGCTTCTCCGAGGGCCATATTCCGGTTCTCGCGCTGGATCTGCTGCTCAGTCGTGGAGAGGCCCGAGAACAATTGATCCAGAGCGCCGACCTGGTAGTCCTTGAAGACCTTGCGTAGGTCGCGCTGATTCGGAGCCATGCCGTACTGGAACATGGTCTGGAGGATCTCCAGGATCGCCGCCTGCTTGGCAGCGTCGGAGCGGGGCATCGCCGAGCCGGCCTGACACTCGACCGTAGGCTCCTCGCCCATCATCACGCCCCGGAAG